TCAGTTTACAATAGAATAAAGAACAAGAACGGAGGTCTTTTTATGACGAAAAAAGGGGTAACTTTATATTTTATGCGACATGGAGAAACCGTCTTTAACCGCTACAATTTAATGCAAGGATGGTCTGATACTCCTCTAACTAAAGAAGGTCGCCTTGATGCTATTCGTTCTGGTTTAGGAATGCGAGATGTTCATTTTGACGCCGTCTATACTAGTGACTTGCGTAGAACCGTTGAAACTGCCCAACTATTTCTTAAAAACCATCCCAACCGTGATAACCTCACTATTGAAATGATGCCAGAATTTCGCGAAGTTTTCTTTGGAAGCTTAGAAGGAAAATCGGCGAACGACTTATGGAGCGAGTTGTATAAAAAACTTCAAAGAAACTTTGACGACTTAGGTGGAAGAAATATCCAAGAAGAACTTAATGGTCTGAAAGAGCTGGACCCTGATCACCTTGGGGAAAACTTTATGGAGTTTTGGTTACGTGTTGAAAAAGGACTTCTAAAAGTAGTGAATCAACACAGAGATACGAATCATAATGTACTGATTGTCAGTCACGGCATGACTATTCGAAATATGCTTCATGAATTAATCCCAGACTTTCAATTATCAGAACTTATTGGAAATGCTTCATTGAACATTGTTGAATATTCTGAAGGGAAATTTAACTTAAAGGCATTAAACCAAACGAATCACTTTGCTCTCCGTAAAGAAGCAAAAGACGATGAATTTAGTTTCATTCCAATAAAAATGCGTGATTATTAAAGAATTGCATGTCATTTAAAACTTTGTTACAATAGGAACCTAGGGAATTCCCTAGGTTTTTACTTTTATACGGGGTCGTTACGGATTCGACAGGTATAGGTTGAGCTTTCAATGCATTCCGTAGGTTACGTCTACGTAAAAACGTTACAGTTAAATATAACTGACAAACAACAAACAAACACTTTAGCTTTCGCAGCTTAATAACTGCTTGCTAAGATCTGTCCGGCATCGCCCATGTGCTCGGATCCAGGTCCTATAACCAGTGGGATACGATTCACTTTTCCGTCTGTCTAGGTGAATAAGAGATTATCAGGCTAGCTTAAGATGATACTTGTTTATCAGCTAATCAGTAGCGAAATTTAAATAGATAAACTATGAATGTAGATTTGATTGTGTCGATATACTTGGACAGGGGTTCGACTCCCCTCGGCTCCATTATTTAACGTTTCATAGCGTTTCATAGTGTTTCAAAACGTTGTAAAATCAACGTTTAAGTTTCCTGTCAAAACATACAATAATATAAAATTGAGTACAAAAAGAGTACAAAAAATAAGCCTACCAATTAAGGTAGGCTTTTTCTATATTTATTCGTTGAAGTGCATTTGACCGTTTTCGTCAACGTACACAGCTGCTTTATTAAGCATTTCTCCGTTTTCGTTAAAGTAGTAATGTTTCCCATCAATCGTTCTAACTTCTTTAGAAATCATTCTGCCATCATTACCTACTTCACAATAATACCACTTATCATAATATTTAATCCAACCTGTTTGCATTTCTCCAAGATTGTTAAAGTAATACCATTTTCCGTTTATTTGTTGCCAACTTACAGCCATGTATCCTCCCGGCTTTAACCAATACCAGAGCCCTTGTTTATCTTGATACCAAGTATTTTCAAGAGCATATCCATTGCTATCAAATCTGAAGTAACTTCCGTTAATCTTCTCCCATTTATCCTTAGGATAAGAACCGTCGGCATTTCTATACCACCAGCCTTTTTCATCTTCAATCCAACCGCTAGTTTGTTGAACCGGTTCGTTTTCTTTAGCATAATTTGGACGAATATATCCAACCATACCAGTATATGAACGTGTACGATAACGAGCTGGGCCACCTACTTCTAAGTAGTCCCAATTTCCGTCAACGTTTTGCTCAATCGTTTTGAGTGTAATTCCATCCGAATCTTCAATAACTAGGCCAGTATGTCCGTAAGGTGAACCCGGAACGGACATTACGAATATATCTCCAGCTTTTGCGACTACTCCGGGAGCTTCGTAAACGATCTCAATCCCTTGTGCTTTAGCAGAATCAAGTAAATCAATCGCATTCCCATTAACTACTATTCCAGTAGCCTCATATATTACCTTTGCGACTAAATCCCAACATTGCCATCCGTACCAACCGTCAAAATTAACACCAATATTATTATCGGCTAGATTTCTTGAAAAATTGATTGCTTGTCTTAATGTGAACATATTTACCTCCTATAAATAAAAAGAGGACTCACAATGAGCCCTCTATGATCCGTATTTTTATCCCTCAATCTTCTTTAATTCATTGAATCCATTCACGACAGATTCAATCAATACTTTCTTGGATTCGTCATCCAAGTTGATTCCAGCTTTTTCTAATTCTTTTGTCAAGTTGTCGAAAGCTGCTTGAAATTTATCTTGGCTCGCATCGTGAACATCCTTAAAGATTTGTTCCACTGCGTTCACGACTGTGTGAGTGATAGATTTAGCTAGTTCATAGTTCTTAGCATCCGTTTTAGCTTTCAATTCGCTTGCTTTTGTTTGGATAAAACCTTTCAATCCAGTAAACGCTAGACCTATTAGAACTACTAATACACTCACGATTCCATTGATGATTGTTGCTTGTAATTGTTCCATAATTATTCAACCTCTTCCTTATTTGTGATTTTTTTGAATTTGTTTTCTTGTTGTTTTTGCATCGTTTTGAGAAACGGTTTAATTGCTTCTGGGAAAGGTAATCCTAACGCTTCCCAGTTTTCAGCCAATGATACTGCATAGCTGAAAATAAAAAATAGGCATGTTGTAATGCCTATTTCTTGATGCCCTAAAGCTCTAGCATACACAGCAGTCACAATTACAACTGCACATACTAAAGCATGTCTTAGAAGTCCATTAGTACTAGTCTTACTATCAAATCGTTTTAATTTAAAAGCTTTGATGTATCCGGAAACGATATCGAAGCAAATTAACCAAAATAAGATTTGAATATATGGACTTCGCATTAAATTTTGAAGATGCATTGATAGAATATGAAATTCTACATCAGACATTTTGAAATCTACCATGCGCTACAACTCCATAATTTCTACTGTTGTAGAGTATTTTTTAATTTCGTCACGCTTATTTGAAGCTTCTTGTTCAAGTCGACTGATTTCATCTCCTAAGCTTTGCGCTTTCTGCTCGTATTGAAGTTTTTCAATAGCTAACTTATCGATTTCTTCTCTTTTGTGTTTTTCCTCCTCACGTAAAGACGAAATTTTATTTTTAATAGCTTCTAATTCCATTGTTGTTCCTCCTTAAATTTTAAAACTAATATTGTCTAAATTTAGCCAATCTGAATCAGCATTTTTTTCAATAACTACATTTCCATTCGTTTCTATATGTAGGATTACTATTCCTAAAGAATTGTTTAATCCAGTGATATACGTTTTATGTGATGGCCTATAGCCATAAGGTAAATTAAATAACACTGGATTATTTTGCGATGTCCCACTTCTAGCAGATCCTTGAATAAACACCATTCCTTCTGCTGATTTTGAATATTGGACTTTTCCATAACTTACGTAATGCGCCCAATTATTTTGTAATGTGGCATCTTTCCAACTTGTGTCAACGTTTGAAGTTACGAGTTTAACCCACTCATTCCAACGATTTGTTTCGCATCGTCTGATATATACCAAATCAGAATTGTAAGGAATATACATTTGAAATCCGTATCCTGAATCAGAACTATGAGTAGTTACATTAACATAACCATAGTTGTTTGTTCCTGTTGGATTATTCTTAACTCCATATGCATGATATCCTCCAGCGGTTTTAAGGTTGTTAAGATCGCCATTATATTTTTGAGACTTTCCGTCCTTAGAAGTTAACATGAACTCTTGTATAGGATTTCCTCTGGACATAATGCCGTTTTCTACATTTAAGCTGCTATGAAACGCTACTGGAAGAAATGATTCAAAATGGTCTTTTAGCTCTGGAAATCCTCCTATAGCTAATCGGTTGTCTCCCCAAGCCATCAATACTCTTGATGAACGTACTAGCAACACGGAATCAACTATGTCGCTAAATTTATCTTGTATCATCACTCGAATATTATATGCTTTAGCTAAGTCATAGAAAGCACCACAATCGATTTGTCTATTAATCTTTTCTGTAGACTCGTTTTTAAAAGTAATGGCATCTAACCATCTATTAGCCTTTTTCTCAGAATACTGAATTTTAAGTGTGTATGGATTTTTATTCACACCATCAATCATTAACGGACTGACGTTAGCAATAACATTAGCCATTATGGTTTTGTTAGTTCCGTTTCCAGTTCTGTTTGCTAAGAAAGCAATAATCCGTGGTGAGTAATAATCTAGTACTTTAATAGTCGTTGATTTAATAGCTATACGTCCTCTTGAATCTGTTACTTTTGCAGTAACAGTTATCGTCCCTGCTTTATTTGCTGGAAAGTCACCAGTATTAGAACGCACTATTAAATCATCTACAGTAATTTCTGTAGATACGATCTTTGAGCCGTACACTCCTAAAGCTCCTTCTGCAGTGACTCGCATAATAGATTTATCTTTAATGTAATTCCCTGAAGGAATAGATTCAGCGATTTTTGCGGTTCTTTCGACAATACTTATTGTATTTAACGTTGGAACTATTGATGCTGGTACTCTAATGTTTAATCCTCGTTTATATACATCTTCTCCTATTTGATTATTATCTTGATATGTACGAACACATACATCAAGAGAGCCGTTCTCGCTATTCGTAATACGGTTTGCATAATCTATTGGGACTGTAAATTGAACGGTTGTATCATGGCCATTACCTAAATCTACCCATCCGCTATCGTTAATTTGCCACCAAACCCTGTGTTTGAATCCATCAACCTTCTTATTTATATTGACATTGATTGGTTGCTCCAACTCTGTTACATTTACTGAATTGATAGAACTTGCTCGAGGAATATTAGTTAATGTAACGGTTCCGTAAAACCAATCGATGTCTCCTTGGTCAGCAACATTTGTTAATCTTGCTCGAATAGTAATACTTTTGGTTCCATCTTCGTTATGAGGAATTGTTAACGTCCCACTTCCAAGAAGTACTCTGTTTGTATTTCTCAAATCAAAGCTGACATATTTACTTATAACTTTCTGATCATTGATTTCTGCTTCTGCTAAACTTTCGTTGTTTAAATCAAATACCCACGTACTTCCTCGTTCTAACCACAATTCCCACTTGGCAGGAGAATCGTTGTTTTCGATACTGTAGCTAGTTTCGTTCACTTCTAATGCTAGTTTTGCATAACCGCTACTTGTATATTTTTCAATTCTAGCCATTTACAGCACCTCCAACGTAAGAAATAGTAGTGAATTCATTATTGAATTTTTCAAAAATATGATTAGCAATAGTCACGCTATTCCAGAATGTAGCACTTACAATATTCATTTGTTGTCCGGATACATAAGCCACTACACGTCCACTATCAATAAATTCCATACGTTCATTATTGATACGTAATTGTAATTTCTCGCCGTTCTTACCAATCAATAGTCCGTCTTCAGAGATACTGAAATAAGTTGCAATTGCATTAAGGATAACTTGAGATTGTTCTATATTTAGCTCAACAGCTTTAGTTCTCTGTCCAAGTCCCTTAATCTCTGCAGCAGTCTCTAAAATACGCTTATAAGACTCTTCCATATTTCCAAAACGGCCTGTTAAATCTCTAAGTGTATCTTCAGTAACGGAATTCTTGTTGATGATCTCCATAACTTTTGTATATTGATTAGCGTGTTCTCTGTTACGCTCTTCAAACTGCTTTTGGAGTCTCTTTAATTCTTCATCATCTTTATCAAGTACTGGCTTCCATTCGCCATTAGAATATATTTTAGGCACTTCTTTCCCTGGAATGCTTGTATCCGTCCATAAATCTCCAGCACTAGGATTGGCTGGAGGAGTTGAACCTATGGATTTATTTACTATAAAATCTTTAATCACGATTGAATTCCTAGCAATAACATTATTATTCTCTAGCGCTTCACAGATAAATGTGGCCTCTCTATCAACATCGTTTGATGTGATTGTTATTTCTCTTGTGGCATTTTCGTGTAACTTGTTCCATTCTGTATCATTAGTTCCATATTTACTTTCTCTAATCCATCTAAAATTAAAACGATTAGTCATATCCGTACCAAGTTTAGAAACAGTTGAAATTAATTTAGTCTGAATATTTCCATTTTGGAACACAACTCCAGAAGTTGATTTTAAATCTAAAACAAAAGGCACAGCAGTAGAATCGAAGACTCTCTCCTGTACCAATTGGCTTAATCTTTGTAATTTCTCATTCATTAGTACTTCTGTACTAGTAATGTTTGAAATTTTTACACTACCAATTTTTTTGTTCGAAAATGAACGTTTGATTGAAATTACTCTAGCAGATATTGCAATTAGTGGTTTAAATTCGCTATCAGCAACCTCTGCCATTTGCCCTATTAAAACATTTGACCCTACTAAATCTAACTCTACTTCGTAAGTAACTTCTGGATATGCTCGTTTCTTTAATTGTTTTAGAGTTTCTTCTAGAAGACGTTCTTTTGTTTTAGCTTGACTTTCATAATTAGCAACAATGTATCCTCCAGAAATAGCGTTATTTCGTTTCCATCGTTCATTTTCTAATGTGTCATATAAAACACCATCAGACCCTAAATGATATCTGCCATCGTTGTATTGATAATCTACTAAGGTTATACCTTCAGCTCCAACGCTTCGAATAGCTGTTGCTAAATTTTCAATATTAGTAGTCTTTTTGATTTTCGTTACGTTTGTTCCGTATTCTAACCGTATAATTTTATCAGCATTATATTTCTTGTAGAAGTTAATTAATTTTCTATGAGGCTTATCATGTAACATTTCGACAGAGTAAACTAGTTCTGCATCGAATTCTTTAGCTAAAGTTCGTAATCTCTTTGTTGTTGTTTCGAACTGTTCGAATTCTAATTTTCTAGTAGTTTCAGTAACCTCATTAATTCCAATTTCCCATCCAGAATCAAAAGCAAATTTCGAGACATAATACTCTAGTTTTTGGGATTGTTCGGATTTGAAAGGAGGTAATGTTTCTCCTAGTAAATCTAGTCCTGCATCCTCTGCAATTATAATCTTTGTATCATGATCTTCTTCAATTCGTGTAATTTCAAAGCAACGAGTGATTTCGTTGTCTGGTACAAATAAATAGCAACCTGCAACTACATTAGCAATTGAGTCATGAGTTTTATCTACTTTGAATTCGTAAATACCAATCCCAGTATCCAAATCTTGTTCAAACATGTCATCGTATGCGATTAACTCTCCAATAGAACCAAAGTGAAGTTGGCAAATTTTATTGTACTTTCTATCTGTTACAGTAATCATTGCCAAGCCTCCTTAAATTTTGCATCTATGCTAATGTTGTTATTTGGTTCAGTTGAAATGCCAATCTCTGTCTGACCTACGTTTAAATCAAACCAAGAACTACTCATGTTTACATATTTTTCTGTTCCATTAATTGTTAATTTTTTAGCTTTAAAATCGAAAACTACAACGTCATTTGGTTTAATAACAACTTCTCCTGTTTCGTGGCCAAATTGAACATATTTTCCATTAGGATGGATGAAGCTAATCATCTTATAATTATCTCCTGAAGTAAAACTAAAAAGAGGTGCTGTTGGGAGCACCCCTTGATTATCAAATGTATAAACGATTTGACCTTTATTTGTTCCTCTAGTAGCAGTCTTCTCAATTTTAGACAATCCTTCGAACGAGAATGTAACTTGTAATTGAACGACGTATATATTTTCGTGTTTAGTAATCGAAGTAACGTTGAATTTATATGCAGTATATACACGATTCAATGATGTGTCCGGTTCAAAATCAACATTTTCTTGCATAATCCATCTGTTGAAATGGTCTAAATCTGTCTGTTTAGTCGTATGAATATGAATTTCAAACGTCTTCACTTGTTCTTTGCGTTCGTAACTTTTCTTAAAATACGAACTTCCGTTTTCACGTCTTTGAATCGAGTTATTGCTTTCAGAGAAAAAGAGTCGTTCATATTCTGCCACTATGATACGAATTGGTAAGTCCGTATTTTTAACGTGGTTAATACTCATTTCAAATCCAATCACAGAATCACTCCTCTCGCTCTCTCAGCATGTCTTTCTTTCATTTTCATCTTTCTAATAATCTCTTCAGCTAATCGAGTAGCTAATTCCATTACATCTTCATCATTTCTCACAATTAATTCATGAGGATAGATATTAATATTAACTCCTCCAAATCCATCTAAATGTGATGCTATTCCACGTCCAATTCCTGATA